CCATCGGATCATTTTTCAGAGGATTAAGTCTATTTAATTGCTGCTTTTCGTTTTTCTTTTGTTTTCTTACATAACGCATCTTAGTAGCGTCAATGTAACGAAGTTCTTTTATACCGTCTTCAGGTTTTTTTAAATCGATGATTTTATGGTAGTATAGTCTACCGTCAACATACCAGTTACGATATATCTCATGTGCTTTTTTATCAAAATCCAATAAATCTAAAATATATTTAAATTCATTTCTGATTACTTTTTTAATACCATCACTAGCATTTAGATTAGATAGTTCAATTTCTACAGGACTATCATTAGAGTCTGAAACAACTGCTTCATTTACAATATCTTCAATCGCACTATCACACTCTGGGTGGAGTGCCATCTCACGATATCTTTTAATTAAATCATTTTCATTCTTATAAACACCCTCAATATCTACATAGGAACCAAAAAAACCACTACTCAGGTAGTGATCAACCCCGTCCTCATTATTAGGAGGAACGGGGGAGACCGCTGACGGTGAGAGTGGTTCGTTGTCCTCTATCGAGAACCCAAACAATTTTGACATTATTATATTGGAACTTTATCTCTTCTATTTATTAGTTCAGCGAAACGCCAGTTGCGTCACTAGAAAGAGATTCAAAAGATTGAACTGCAAATTCTACAGTAAACTCCTCAATCGTATCGCTAGAATCGTAAGAAAGATCAATTGAAGAAACAGAAACTGGGAAAATATCCAAGAATTTGTATGATTTTAAAGGAGTTACCGATTCTCCATCATCAGTACCAGAATTTGCTTTACTAAATCTACCGGATGAGTAACCTCTTCCAAGTTGATAAACATAGGCATCTGTCATGTAAGAATCTGGATTTACCGCACCAGTATTATTACTGAGTCTGGCAATTGCATTCATCCATGCTTCCATCGCATTTCTAATATTAAAGTTCTCATCGTTAATAACTGTTACAGTCCAGTTTTCAATAGTTCTATCTCCAGCAACCTTCAGAATACGACCTCTGAAGGGTACATCGATAGACGCAATGGTTGATGCAGGGAGCTGAGCTCCCTTACACATAATAGTAAAGTCTTCTTGCTCTTCAGAACCCCAAGTTGCTGCTGGAGTTGAATTTTTAGCAGCATCAGGTAGATTAGGAATTGAGACCTCAAATAGATTGGGTCTTGCACCACCGCCCTGTAATTTGCTCTGAAATTTTGAAAGTGTGCGTAAAGTTGACATTTTTAGAAATCCTCCGTTATTTTATGATTAATGATCAAACTCTACCTGCTACTTCCGAGAAAGAAACGCCTGTTCGCGTTGCTACGAAAGTAAGGGTGATAAAGTTAATAGATTTGGCAGGCTTCAGGAAGATGTCTGCTCTAAACTCATTGTTATCGATCACATCAGGAGTATTATTACTCTCGTCACAAATGACGAGGTAGTCAATGAGTCCTCTCTTCGCTTGAACATCACGGAGGTATGGATCAACGATGTTTCTGAAGTTCGCTCTGGTCAGGTCATCGTTCAATTCAAAGAGTTGAGCCTGTGCTGCTCTCTCCAATGATTGCTCAATGGTAAGGAACAAGCGGCGAACGTTAATTCTATCAAATGCCGATTGATAACCAAGAGCAGTCTTATCACCGAAGAGGAATGTTCCAGCACCAGGTGAAGTGATGAAGGAGTTAATTCTCTTAGGATAGAGACGATCTCTTTGTGTTTTGCTTGGATTATAAGCAAGTTTGACTGCATTATTCAGTACACCTCTTTGCTGTCCCGCAGGTGAGAACCAAGGGAAAGCGATAAGTCCTGTTCTTGCCATCATTCCAGCAACATCAGCGTTGGTTGGGATGTAGACGAACTTATTATTAAATCTATCAAAGGTGTACTTGTATCCAGAATCGAACGTCGCATAAGACGAAGATGACAGAGGACCAAAGTAATTGACTAGATTTAATGTTTGAGTCTCTGCGGTTAGAATTCCTCCACCAGCAGCAGCAACCAAATTTTCTCTATGAGCACCAATAGTTGCCATACAATCCTTTCTTGCTTCCGCAAGAGAGATAATGTAATTTGCTTTTGCTTGTGATTGCGCTTCTGTAGCACAACCAGGACCCATAATTAAGAAGTCTACTTCAACTTCATCCTTATTGGCAAATAATCCATATGCAGTAATTAGATTTGATAATTCTGCTTTATATCCATCTCCACCAGTACTTTCATAATCATTACCACCTAAGAAAGTGTAAGTTTTATTACCAATGGCAAGGAATTGCTTATCCTGTGCAACAGTTCCAGACTGGTTTGTTGCGCCATCATCCTTAGTAAATGATGCCGACTTAACTCCAGTATATGCTGTAAATCCAGTTGCAACGGGTGTTGTACCATGGAAGGAATCTGCTGCCGCTAAAGGATCTTTACCTGCATAAATGTTAGCAGAAAGATCGCGAAGATAATCCTTAAAGTATGTTCTCTGAGGTGCGTTTACATTAGAAATTGTATCGCTTGCCTTAGATAGATCAACGTGCTTCTCAAGGACATTGCCCTTGATACCAGTTACATCTCCAGTGTCATCAACAACTGCGATGTGAAGTTGATCGTTTTTACCTTGTCTATCACTTACATAGACGCTAGTTCCTGGTTTTGGTGCAAGCGTACTCCAATATACCGTAGAGTTAGTAAGACCTAAGGTCTGTTGATCATACCAGTCAACTGCACTTGTAGGTGTTTGTGCAACAGCGTTACCATTTGCTCCGTTTGATCCTACAAAGAAAACGGAATCTGAAGTGTCGAAGGACGCAAATGCATCACCTTCTGCATAATCGATCTCAGTTTCTACGCCAGCAGAGCTAACTCTGGAGACGACCTTAACATCTATAGAACTAGTTGCTCCGCTAGTGGAAATACCAGTAATGATTCCCTTTACATATCCAGTGAACACTGCTGTTGTTCCTGTACCAGGAAGAACTCCAGTAACTGCTGCAGTAATACCTGCACCAACATTACCACCCAAGGCACTAGCACTAATGGTAGTAATACCAAGTGTTTGGTCTGCAAAATCATCAATATAGCAAACCTTCAAGTTATTCGACCAAGAACCTGGATTCTTAGCAGCATATGTAAAGTCAGTTGCAGTATCGTAATTATTACTATAATCGTCGTAATTTTTAATTTTTAGTGTAGTTGTGTTTGCAATTCCTACACCAGCATTAGCATTTTTTAAATCAGCATCGTCTGCTCTTACAACCTTAAGAACTCCACCATATGAAAGGTAGGATGATGCGCTCATCCAGTATTCATAATGGGCATCAGATGACTTGGGTTCCCCAAATACATTGAGTAAATCTTGCTCGGTTGGAATGTTCGTGACTTCTTCAACAGGTCCAATTTCAAAAGGTGCAGCAATGGCACCAATGTTATCTAGTACATTATCAGCTCTTCCTACTGTTAGGTCAACCTCCCTTATCAGAACTCCAGGAGATAATTGAGGAGTCGCCATGTTTTGATTCTCCGTGGTCTCAGTTTATCTTCAAATATTTATTAATAACTAACTTTTCACAGGGGAAACGTGACGTGAATTACCAATCTGGATACGTCCAGTTATTGCTGCATTTTTTATTTTTAAGTATTCTTTTTATTGTACAATCTTTACACTCATATGAATATGAAGATACAACTGCACCTCTATCCTTTCTTGTTCTATAAAATCCATCAATTAAATTTTTTATTGTTCCACAAGTTCTACACTTTCTATCTTGTAGCAAAAGGTGACCAAGTTTTATTTGACCATCTAAATCCATTATCTATAATCCCACATATACGACATGTCACCATATTCACCAACGGAAGCATTGGACCAACGATCACCCTGAGCATCAACAAAACTATCTTCACCTAATCCATCATTTAAGAATCCGAATGGTGCCATGTCTTGTTCAATTTGATTTTTTTGTTCTTCGTACAATCTTTTACGAACATCCTGATCGGTTAGTTCTTTAAAATAGTCCATCTGGACTAACCATGCATATATGACTAGACACATTGCCAAATCATCATTACAACCTTCTTCTGCTTCAAATGAATTGTGCTTTGATATAAAGGTTGTTAATTCTGAAATAATTTCATAATCATTGAAGATTAGTTTATCTTCTTCAATTAAAGTTTTGAGATTAAGTGATCCAACCTTCTTGACAGTTTTGGACATCTTAACACCAAGTTGAGTTTTCTTACCAGAAAATCCCTGACCAACAATTTGACCTGCTCTACCTCTCATAGAACACATCAAAAGATTTTGATACTCAAGATCATATTGTAAAATACTTGCAACCTGATCACCAATATCATTGACTTCACATAGGATATACGCGCTATTATAATTCCTTGCTACTTCATATATGATATTTGGAAACAACATTGGTTTGATGTCATTATTTCTAAATTTACAAACAATTTCATGTGGAAATTGTGTGATATCAACAACTACAAAAGCAGAATAATCTTCTCCAACTCCTCTAGCAACGTCAACTGTCATTATATAATCATGATTTTCTTCTGGTGCTTTATACACATCCAATCCAGCATTTCTTTGAATTGGATTGTCATAAATTAAAGTTCTTAATTTACTTGGAGCAATCAAAGTGTTGACCGATCCTAAAAATTCACATTCAAACTCAACTTTAAATTGTGCTTCAGAAGTGTTTGCAATTGTAGTCTCTCTCCACTTCTCATCTCTACCAGGAACTTCAGACCAGTGAACATCTGTTGGAATATACTCATTTTTACCTTTCTCCGCATCATGCCACATACGGTAGAAGTGATTCATACCATGTGGTGTAGATACAATAATTACTTTGGTGTTTTTACCAGAAGTAATAGTAGGATAAACAGATGCAAAGAACGAGTCTGCAACATGGTTTGGAACGAATGCAAATTCGTCGAGGAAGAGGATATTGAACGACATGCCTCGGACAGCACTTGCAGACGTAG